TATGGTATGTACTCCTGACCTATATTACCAGGAATTTAAGATTGACGGGCTTAATTTACGTAAAGCAAAATACGCTTTCTTAAAAAGATTAGATGAATACCACAAATTAACTAAAGATGAAAAGGAGGTAGCAAATGGCACGTGAAAACATATACCAAGCTTTGATCAAAAGATATGAAGCTGAGATTTCTGATGCCCACACCAAGATAGCGATGATGGTTCAAGGTGCAAATATAATACCTGAACACATTGATATCACAGGTGAGATTGATAAACTGCTGGCTAAAGTGGAGGCTGCAGAGTCAAAGATGGCAATATTGAAGCGTAATTATGGCACAAATTAGGCAGAGATACAGACACTATAGTGATTATTTTCATAAATTTTTTTTAAATAAAAAAAATTTTACTGATGTAAAATGTCCATAATGTCAAAAAAGCTATATTTGACAACAAAATATTCGATTATAGTGGACATTTTAGGGGCCAAACTAGACATTTTATGATAAATATTACTATACAAACGGACATTTTACATCCAAAAAGGACATTTTATGAGACGTAGAAGAAGATACAAACACGCGATAATCAATAAAAAGAAGTATTGGTTCTATACAATTAAGTGGTTAGACATCACCGGCGATGCGGGGCACAAATCTAAGGAAGAGATGTTAAAGCTACCTATAGCTAAAATGATTACTCAAGCGTACGTGTTTAAGAAAAGTAAAAAGTTTTTGATTACTTTTAATTCATATGATGAAACAGATGAAGTATTTAGCGATACGAACATATTTCCTATGGGTTGTATTGTGTCAATGGATAGGATTATAAAATGAATAAACTTAAAAAAATATGGAGAGATAGGGAAGTCTATGCCTTGTTGTACAGAGAGTACATCATAGGTTTTGTTATAGGCTTCGTACTGGCTGCCATAATAATTTAAAATATGGGTATAAAAGTTGTTGATATTAAAAGCAGAATTATCAGCAGTGCCTCTGCTGTAAAGAGAGGAAAGGTTCACAAAGATAAGATTAAAGAATTAGAGAGTAAAATAGAAGATTTAAAAAATGAGATTGCTAATATTAAAGAAGTTATTTCTCGATCTTCTTCGGGTTGGGAGTAACGTCTATAATCTGTGAATAGTCTTCTAAAATTTTTTTCATTTTGTCTTCTAACTCTTGTTCTGATAGGTCCTCTAGTTTCCCTGTTTTTATTATTTTTCTGTCTATGTATAGTCCTGCTGCCTTACCACGATTGGTCTCAGCGTTCACGGCTGCACTCCAAGCACCCTTTTTCAAAGCACGCTCCCTAATCTTACCTAGTTCAGCTACGTGTCCATCGTAAGTTACTTCGTACTTTTTTAATTTTTCTTCTCTAAGGTTTCCTATGTATTGTACAACAAGCGGGTAGAGTTTTGGATTGGTTAGTGTAGATCCTTCTTGTCTAGCCTGATCTTTACTGTAGCCAGCAAGTATTGCTGCCTCTGTTTTTGTTACAGGTCCATCAGGTCCTCCAAAGACCAGATGCTCTGCAAACCTTTTTTGCATTTCTGTTAATCTTTTCGGTAGTCCCATTTCTTTTTTCCTACGCTGTAGCCTATAAGAAAGCTACAACTTATTACTGCCACAATTGCTAGTAAGTGCCATATTAAAAATCCCATATTGACAATTTAAGCCAACAATCCTATACTGTCAAGTATGATGACAAATAAAGATGTCGAGGAATTTAATAAACAACTCGAAGAAATCAACAAAGACCCCAACTACAACGTTTATCCTAAGAGAGGCCCTAATGATCTAGAGCAGAGAATAGAGGACTTATTGAGAATAAATGTAGAGCACCATAACTTGAACGCAGAGTTAAGAAAGGACAATAAGAAGTTACAAGGAGAGGTGGAGTTCTATAAGATACAGTGCAAACAGCTGAAGGAAGAACGAGGTAAGTAGTGTACGTAAAGCACCTACAAGAGTATCTAGCTAAATTTACAGAGGGTAGAAATAGCATGCGAGGTAATGCTGTGAGTGATGCTAAGATATACATCATGACACGGAAAGGTTATCTTGAAGAAATTAAACGTATTGAAGTTCATGAAAGTAATAACCCAATGGACACGTCTTTGCGTGTTGTATTGAAGCCAAACAGAGAAGAAAAACTTATACTGCCACCAGGTTATATTAAAGACTATTAATGACATTGTTGGCTCAAAAACACCATGGGTCCAGAGGCAAAACTTTTTAAAAAATTTAAGAAAGCAACACCTAAAATATTGTGGCATCGCATAGAAAATTTAGCTGTTCCAGGTATGCCAGATGCGTTGGGATATACGGAAAACTTCTTCTATTTCACTGTAGAGTTTAAGACCACTAAAGCCAACAAGCTTAAGTTCTCACCACACCAAATTGCCTACCATATTACACATCCTAAGAATAGTTTCATCTTGGCAGAGCACCTCGGTTCGGGGAGCTTGAAACTTTATGAGGGGTCCGTGATCCGTGAGCTTGTGACTTCGGGCTTGACGCTTGATCCTTGTGCCTCGGGGCTTGACGCTTGTTGCTTGAAGCTTGAGACTTTGGGCCAGCTTGACGCTTGACGCTTATTTTTCTATTTCTTCAGCAACAAAATTTTTGTGGTCGTGGTCAAAGAACCAATCATCGCTGCCCTTCTCTATGGCCTCCTCAACGCTTGACGCTTCGACCTCAGTCCACCACTCAATATGAACTTTATATTTTTTAATAGCCATACATCTCCTCGCAATATTCGTTCAGTCCTAGGTTATCACAGAAGCCGACTGTAACCCTGTCGCCGCCCCAATAGCCTTCAACTTCGTTCGTATACAAGTTGACCCAGATCGTTGGGCCACCTCCTGCTACCAGCAGCTCTGCACCCATGTAACGCTTCTCTCGGTCCACGTAGTATCTTATATCGTACGTACCTTCCATCCAGCTGCTAGCTGTAACTTCTTCTCTGTCTTCACCAGTGTGTATGTCGACTTGTTCAGGTCCTGCTGATATCTCTTCTGCAATGTTCTTGCACATCCTGCGAAGCTGCTCTTCGCATGTCTCACTTTTCTTCTCTCCTTTTATTAATGGTGCTTGTAGTGTCATCTTCCCCCCTTGTTTTCTGTTAATATATTTTTTAATTCTTGCTTATAATCAAAGGCATACTCATCAGATAATAAACATAAATCTCTAAACATATTTTTTAATAAGTTATCACTTATTGATTTAGGTCCACTTTTAAAACAAGCGTAAGTTAAAGCAACTCTATAAATCAAATCTGTTTTATCTTTCATCTTTTCCTTTCATTTACTTCAAAATTATAAAAATTTTCATCACACTTTAAGCAAACATAAGGATAGTCAATTTCTTTTACTATTTCATTATGTAGTTGAGATGAACATTTAGGACAATTTTTATTTGTTTTATTTTCTTCTTTGTACTGCATATTATTTTTCCCCTTGTTTACTCCTATATTATCCTACTGCTTGATGCTTGTCAAGCTTGTGGCTTGTCGCTTGCGGAAGGGAACTAGCTCCGCTACTAGCGTGGTGTATCAGTTATATGGCACCACAACACCTTTTAGGTCAAAGGTGAGGGTGGAAAACTACCCATACCATCTCACCTATACGCTAGTTTCACGCTTGACCCCAGATCCATCAGAGATAGCTAGCTATCCTCACCCCGTTTCATATACCTCACGGACGAGTGTCAATGGATCAGGGCTCAAGTGGCCACGCCCCTACGGGGCGTGGCCGTTGTTAATTATACCGCTTTAATTTTTCTCTCACCGACAGCCATTCTCCAACCATCGTTATCTAAATCCCAATACACTAAACAAGCATTACCATTCTTAGAAACAAAGTCCTTACCCTTAGTCCCGTCTGGTTTATCAAACTGACCTTTACGAGTGATAAACTTTTTATGTTTCTTAGCGAAGTAAGTTATATAAAAATTACTCATCCTTACCCTTTCCGAAAACCTCATCGTAAAAAATATATTGGCCACGCTTACTCTTCTCTAGTTTTTCTATTCTAGTTGTTAAAAGGTCAGTAATCTCTTTTAGAGATCTAATGTTTTTTTGAAGACCACCCACCAACTTTAGTATCTCTCTGTCTCTGTTGATACTCTCCATGTTTTCTTTTTCTGTGTTCATGTT